GCTAAAGCTAATACATCACGTATGGCTTGCTGATAGTCCATAGTTTCTTCAAGGTGGGTGATATATTGTGGTGTCGCAGGATCAACACGGCGGTAGGATTCAGGTAATACATCCTGAAATGGGCGTTCAGTAAGTTGCCCGTCGAAACCACACCTTGTACGTGGCTTCATCGGGTCAAATGTTCTAGCCTCGTTGCGGTTGACCGCGTTTATGTCATAAGCTAACGCTGGATCAAGTGCAGCAGCATGTTTGTCCATGACACCACGTTCAAGTTCATCTATGGATTTTTGTATTTGCCAGCCACCGTTTACTAACGCAAATCCTATTGCTTCCCATGCCCATGAGTCCAAGCAAAATGGGATGGCTGGAAATTCACCATGCCAGTCGAACGAAGGGCCATCGTACATGACAACATTTTCAGAAGATATAATCAGCCGCCTATACGGATACATGCGGGCATCATTTTCATCGGCTTTTTTGTAAATCACACTTCCGTCTTTATGGCGTCCAATCGGGATATCCGAATTTAACGACGGTACTGTATAGCACCATGATGCATCGGCAGGTTGACCCATAGCGATTGATTTGCCGGTGGTATTTATGGCTAAGTCAATAATGTATGTGTACCGGATCGGTATATACATTTCGCTTAAACTTCTGGCTTCGTTTTGTCCCCATTTGCCGAACATGCGGCGTATTACATTGCCTTTTGCAGCACGGCGGATTTCCGGTGCATACCAGTACCGCGATGAAGTAGGAGTCAGGCGGTCTTGAAATTTAGGAAACATCCCGTGAGCCATAGCGATAGGTAATTCGTCCAATATAGTTATCGCGTAGGCTTCTTGCCAGTCATTATTAGATGGTAACTGCACAGGCAATACGCTGGGTGCGCCGTAAGTAAGAAATGTTAAATCACCTGTGCGCTTGGTGCCGTACATGGATTTTCTAAATACCGGCCTTAGCCAGCCTGTGCATGTAGCCGCCGACCATTGCATAGCGGACTTTATAGCGGTATCTAATCCACGTTCTAAATATAATGCCTGGGTTACTTTGTTCATCATTTCGCATTCAGCAGTGAATGCATTATTGCTTGTATTATAGCCCCAAATCGGACGCACGTTACTTACAGCACCGACGATTTCACGGATGTTGCGTTTTAAGCGGCCAGTAGACATTTGTGATCGGTAGCTGGGTGATGGATTCGCGGGGGATTTACCAGCTAGTATGTCAAAAGCGGTTTTCATATCCGCATAGCCGCGTTGCTCTTTTAGCCATGAAGAACCTTCTTCAACAGCGGAATTTAGCCAACTTAATTTGGTGTCTTCTTTGGCATCGGCTCTTGGAATCTGCCACTCTTTTAATTTGGTTTCTTGGGCCATAATATATTACCCCTTTACCCACCCGCGCACGTAAAACACAACTTGCTATCCTTCATGCGTCTAAACTGCCCACACTTCACACAAGTATCATCCTTCATTTCAGGAACAGATTCAACTGAATCCTTTATATGGTTAAGGTTGTCGTTTTCACGCAAGCTGAAATAGCAATCCCGGTGCAAGTTAAATTCTTTTTGCCATTTGTCGCGTTTTTCTTCACGCAGCATGAGATAGTTTTTAATAAAGTCTCTTTCCCATGGGTGCGTGCTGCCGGATACCATACGAGACATTAAACGTTGTCTAACACTTGAACGAACTTTGATAGCTAATTGTTCATCATGTTCTTGGGCTTGCTGACCGACTTTGTATTCCCAGTCTTGAATTTTGTGCTGGAGTTTGTCGATTTCACGCAATGTTGTGGCTTCTTTATATTCAAAGCCACGGCGGGCCATTTCGGGTTTTATGTGATATGCGGTTTCGTCAGTTGGCGGAAGTGCGATTTCGCCAGTGGTATAGTTTTCAAAGTACGTGATGGGTTGCAATGTACCAAGTGTACGATATGTGACTGCCATAAGCTTATATCCCCCTGCGTTTAAGTTCCAGCTTAATTAAATCGAATAGCTCGTTGCGTGAAAACGGGTTTTCGATCCAATCCTGAAGCTGCTTGATTTGCTTGTCGGTTTTGGAAGTTAGCATGTTGACTAAAATCATTTTGACATATGCACTCATAATTTTAGCATCCCCTTGTTAAGTATTATTTTCACCATACGAACTTTGACACCGTATACACAGCAAGTTTACCATAATCTATTATGTGTTTATACCACGGTTTTGGTTTGGTGATTTCGTTTGTGAACTTCGATAAGTCTTCCGTAAGTTTGGATATATTTTTGCTTGTTTCAGCGCCATTTTCAGCCACTTTTTCAATACTCCTACCCATGCCGACCCATCTATTAAAAAGGCAATCGGAATTATGATCACAATCCAAAAATAATGGTGATGCTTCATTTACTTGTGACATGACACTTGCCATTGGAGCCGTTAATGTTGCAATATTTGAATTTAGCGTGGACATATTTGCAGCCAAATCAGCTTCAGTTTTGGTAAGCTGCATATCAAGCGTGCTATTTGCTTCAAGCAATCGTGCGTTTAAGTCAGCTTGTATGCTTGCAGCACGGCTATCGGCTACCAATATGCTAAAACGCAAATCAGCACGGGTTTTAGTTAATTCAGACGATAAAGTTTTTCGTGTGGCTGATAATTCATTAGATACTAAATTCCGTGTTTCGGCTAATTGCTGTGTTATAATAGTCGCGCTTGTAGTTTGCCACTCACGGGATTGTTCGCGGATTAAAGTATCAAGCTGATTTGGCAGTTTGCCTACAATATCAATGCATACGAATGCCAAAATAGTCAAAGCCAAGAACCATATTATTTTTGCTACCGCGTAAGCAATATCATATGAGTCTCTTTGCATAACTCACCCTTGCTAATAGCTAAGTTCCAGTATTTCTTCCAATGTAGCTTCCCGTATGCCACCTTGATTCGTATTGACTATTTGCCCGTTATACGTATTCAGCATCAATTTCGGCAATGACTCACCCACACGCGATTGCTTCTTGCTTCGGTCGGCTAAAGTATCCATGTCATGCATAATAAATGTACTGATACCTGCTGCAAAAATACAGTCATCGTTGCTTTCGCTGCTGTGTTCTTCCTTAACTTTAACTTGGCCAGTACTACTTATTGTTTTATGAACTTCAAATTCCCTGCATTCTTCAATCGTCCATGGAGAGTTTAGTATGTACCATTGGTTTTGGACGACATATATAAAGTTGCCTACTAAAATTGGTCTACTCCAGCCAGTAGTAAACCAGCCTTGTTTATTAGTAAGCTGCTTTAGTGCGTTCCGACTATCATAACGGCCAAAATTAAAAAATCTCCCAGCCGGATATCCAAGTCGCTTCATTTCTTTTTGGCATACATCACCAACCGCTGTCAATTGCTCAATACCTACCAGTGGATAGTTATTGATTTCTTTATTTGGGTTAGTGAAATATAAGCATATTGGCATCACATACGCAAATGCTTCCACGTGGCCGACTGTATTACTACGCCATTCAGCTACCTGAATATCCGCTATTGGCCCATCACCGCGTTCGGTTACACATATGGCGCTGTAATCGTAACCTTGGCCGGTGCCAGTATCCACGCCGACACCATATGCGCGGGAAGCAATATTATTAACTTCAAATGGCTGCCTAAAGCTGGGCTGTTTAAACACAAATAATACATCATTGATATATTCTAATTCTTCACGCTTGCCGGAAGGGTTTTCATAAAGCTCGTACTTTAACGGCACTAATTCCCACTTGTATGTATCACCTTGATTGGAAGTATGTACTATTGGTATACGGGGTTTTGAAGTATCAATATCGTCTAATTTTGGTTCATGTTTATCTTCTATGCTTTGTCCGGTAATACCATATACGTCGTATTTTTGCACGCGGTTTTGGTGGCATACTTCAATGGTTTCCTGGCCGAATACATTGTCATAACTTGCGATCATAGCTTCAACGTCGTCACAAGCGACTTCCTGCTGGAGACTTGACATATTGCCGGAACCCAGTGCTTCCGTATACAAACAATGATAAAACCATTGCTGGTCAATTGGCATGATCCAGTCAGTACCAAAATAGTCACCGAGTAGTGGATCGTTACGGATGAATAATTCGGCTTTGATGATTTGACTTAGTACTTTATCTTTTGGTTTCCACTCGAACGGTACTGGATGTGTGCTGATCCACGTGCGGGTAGGGTATATATCGTGGGCGCAGGGCCATGAAAAGAAAATTGGTGTAAGTCTTGATAAACCATCGTTTCGGTGTTCCTTTGCGTATCTATATTTGTCCGCAAACCAGCCTGTTTTACCAGAAAATGAGGACTCTATATTTCCAAATACTTTTGGACTTGCATGTGTAGCACGCATAAGCGATGCTTCTATTTGTTCTTCTGGACGCGGTATGTGGGCAGCCTCTGAAACGTGCCATACTGTACGTGTACCACCACGACCCAAACCAACTCGCTGCTGGCCTTTTTGCTTTGCGCTTGTAGCTCCATGCTGGATGCTTACACGGGAATTTAAACTTTCAAATTCCAATAATCCAGGCACACTTTCTACACGACGGCTGCTTTTTGGCTTTATCCACCATTGCAAGTTATCGTAGGCAAATAGGATTTTCTTGCCCATTTCTTCCGACTTGATTCGGTCAGCGGACGCGGTAAGTGCGTTTGTGTCTTTATGAAAAAATACCCGGTGTCCAATAAGCAGTTCGATAATCGTGGTAACGAATTGCTGACGGCCTTTGCCGATGATAATTTCAATGGCTGCATGTTTGGCTTCAAGTTCGGATATTACGTGGAAGTAGATTTTTTGTGTATCGCGGAATTTATACCGTACATTAGTGTCATTTTCATCGCTCAAGTGTGCGTAACGGGTTAAGTAGTATGCAGCATCACATGTGCAAAGTACTTTTTCGTTGACTATGAAACGGTATTCATTTTGCTTTAAGTCACGGCTGAAATATAGCTGGCCGGCAGCGTTATACTTTTCCCACTGCTTTAAGTATTCGGTGAATTTGTCTACTTCGTCAGTGGAGTGATATTCGGGCTTCCAGCCTAATGTTTGGGCTGCTATAGCTAAGCGTTCATCAACGATACTTTTTGCATACATTTTATGAAGCCTTTAACATCGCAGCTATTGAAGCTGGCCTAGCCCATAGGCGCTGAAATCTAGCCCAAGATTTATCACGAAGACCGTTTTTATCACGGTATAGCATTGCCATAGGAAAGAAGCCTAACTTAGCTACCGCACGACACCGGGATTCAGCTTTTATTTGTGTGTCACCTTTATATCCCATCAGCACGAACGCCCGAAGCGTAGTCCGTGTAAATCCAGCTTCAGTCAAAAGTTTCGATGCTGCTACAAGCGGCTCATATTTTTTAGGGGAGTCATAAGCAAAGAACATTTGTGCAGGTTTCAAATCGACTAATAAATCCACATGCCATGGCTTTAATAACGCTGCTTCAAACCCACCCGTAAATTGCACGGGATTAGTTTCTTGTTCAAGCATTTTAAATACTGCCCGTATATGTGACTCAGAACATGCTAGTAAGTTATCATCTAATACATTCCACCCATGGACTATTGGCAATTCACGTGCCTTTTGACCTTCACGTTTCCACACGCTACAAAACCAGCAACGATTCGGGCACCCACGGGAAGTAATCGTGTAACCAGTCTTAACATACATCCCCCGCTCAAAATTACCCCCTCGTTCTTCAAAGGCTGGACCACCGATTTTAACAGGTGCAATACGTTGCCATAATGTAGCTAATCGTTCAGCTTCAGGAATATCATAAGTAAATATAGTAGAAATATGGACTTCATCAACATCGGGTATTTTACCTTTTGGGGGTTCCCCCACAAATGACAAACTATCTACTGGAGTGGCTTTAGTTCGACTGGGAAATACCCTGATAATTTTCATAAGTCTACTTCCCATTCGCTTCCATTTTCCGTTCGATCCGGTACGCTATCATTGATAACCAATCCATCAGCCAATTCAGGAATTTCAACAATATTTCCAATGGCACTACCAGGATCAATATCATTATCATTATCAATAATATCGTCGTTAGCTTCAACTTCCTCAATAGCTTCAGTAATTTGTCTCGCACTACTATTCCTCCCATCACCAATACTCAATCGTTCGTTAAACCGATCCGTGATTTCGCCCATGATAGCATCAATTTTATTCAAGCTTCCGATGCTTACCGATTGCTGCCGATTATCTGTATTTACATCACCTTGCACGTTGACTACCTGTGTTTTGGGTATCGGCGCATAGCCTTCGTGCTGCATGATCATTTTGCGGTCTTCCCATTGTTTAGGCTTGACGGCAAGTTTTATGGCTTTTTGTAATATGACCGGCTTGGCGGCTTTACTTAATAATGCTGCTACTGCATCGGATTGCTCAAAACATGCTCCGGTAACTAATTCTAACACGCGCTTAGTGGATAAACCACTAGCGGCACAGAAGGCTTCAAAAGGCAGGAGTTTGCGTATAGAGATCCCCAATGAATCGTAAACCTGGAGCCATTTTTGGGCATCTGATTCATTGGAACCTCTAAGAAACTCAATTGCTTGATCCACTTTTCCCGGTAGGTTTCGCAATATATGTGTAATTTTTGGTAATCGGTTGCATTCATTTTCGGTAATGCCGAGTTTTTCATAAGCTTCCGCTATACGTGTGGAATGACTTTTGCCGGGGATCGCTGGTATTTTGGGCCGAGTTCGTGTTGATATACGTGGCACAATTATTTAGCCTTTCGTACTTTAGATTTTCGCTTAGCTACTCTTGCGGCCATTAGGGTATTAATAAATGCACAAATCTCACCTAAACAGCCTATATCAAAACAGGTTTCTTCAGAAGGATAGAACACATATTTCCGCCATGCCCCAAACCATTTAATAAGTCCAAGTGGACGGTGCATATCAAGTTTAGAATAGATCCTATAGATATCAGTAAGACCCGTTGATGAAAATAACTCGAATTTTAAATATTCCCCTTGCATGATAACTTCCCCCTTAAGTTTCCTCTATTCGGCTAATTAATCCAGCCTCGATATCGTCCTCGTAGCGTTTGTTTAATTCTTCCACGGTCGGTGTTTCAAGCTCCACAAGTTTGCGTGTTACAGCTTTTGCTTTAGGTTCTAATCGCCTATATTCAGGATGCTCCAGCCGTAAGCGTGATTCTGATAAATCGTTAGCACGTTTAAGTTCGAATGCGATGTGCTTTAAGTAAATTAATATACGCGGACTTGCAAATATCTTGGGCAGCTTCATAATTCACCTGCTTTTTGGGACGGTGGCATGCTTAAAGCTATCGGCAATCTTGTAAGCATGTCTTGGACCACCGTCCCGCAGCAAGCAGCAGGCAGGAAAGTACAGCAGTCGGTATTGCGGTGGTTTGTTGCAGTCACTATTTACTCCGATTAATTATACTAAACGCTAAAATCTGAATGTCAATGCAAACGCCGGATTCACTTGCCATTGAGCTACTTTGTTTACTGGGTTTTCGGCATATTTCCATGTGCCAAAGACCGCTAATCCGACAATATCTTTGTATATGAATTTATGCACGCCACCGCCAGCTTTAAGCATGAGCGAGCTTATATCGTCGGTTTGCTGTAGACCCGGTTCGCCAAGGCCAAATAACGCATATCCTTTATACGTAAATAGCCGATAAAGCAATCCTGAGCTAAAGTCAGCTTGTAAATCTTTGTCACCGGCTATATGTATATTGCCCATACCCGCTGGAACCATGCCGATTGAAGTTTCAGTAATGTTATATGCACGGCTGGATTCATCACCGAGCTTAATTACTACTCCAGCGAGTCCTTTGACTTGCGAGCCGTCAAAATACCCACCGCCCGTGAAAGCGAATCGGTTGAAGTCGTGTGTTTGCGCGAATATCGGCAAACTTGTAAATGCAATAATCAAAGACAAAGCTGCAAAAATCATAATGATACGTTTCATTTTACATCCCCCGTAGGTTGAGTTGTAATCGTTGTGGTATTGGTAGTGGTATTCGTACTTCCACCAGTACCATTTGTTATAAGTCCGATATTGCGGATCATATTAGAAAATACGTTATTGCCAAGCAATAATAGCAAACCACCAATTGCCCCGGTAGTAAACATGTCATGCCATGTGCTTATCGTTATCAGCCAGCCGCCGACCGTAATGCACATGCTCATAAGGAACAGTAAACGGTTTTTATTGTCTAACCATGTAGTAGTCATAATGAGTACCTTTTAACCTTTCCATGTTCCAGTTCTAAACATGTCGGCCAGTTCAATTGCACGGCTCGGTACTTGCTCAGCGTAAATACTGTTTAACAATTCACTTGATGCTGTAGTATAATCGTTTGCTTTTAAAGCTGCAAGCATTTTTTTGAACTTGCTTATACCGCCGATGCCGATGTTAAAGCATAAATCTACTAATGCAGCAAAGCGAATATCATCAAGTGTAATTTTTTGGCCGTGTAAATATAACTCTGTATTACTGCATGCTTCAGCAAAATCAATTTCAAAATACCATCGCGCTTGATCGGTTGTAATAATTTCAGGTATGTCTTCATTGTGGGCGGATAAATTATGACCCCATCCAATAGTTTGAAATCCACGAGAGTCTGCATAAGGAGTCAAACGTAATCCTTCATGGCGTTGAAGTATTGACCGCAATTTAGCCATATTTTCAGGAGTCATAGCTTATTACCTTATCCGCCATATTCCGTTGGTCGCTTACCGCCGTTTTTGACCATTTCATATACACGCACATCAAGCGTATTTATAGTAACCGCGAATTGCTTAAGTGTTGTGTCGATGCTTTTTAAAGTAGCCGCGTGTTCTAGACATGCTTTATGCGGGGTCAAGTCGCTTGTATGGTTCGATAACGCGACTTCTACTTTGGCTATGCTATCATGGTCTGATTCCTGCTTTTGCTCCATGGTAGATTGACTCTTGCCGGATTTATGAAATACCATAATTACCATACCGGCTATCATCAGCGCGTTCAGCACAACAGTAATCCAATCGGACATGGGGAGCCTCGTTTCAAGAAGGAGTGGGAAATTGAATCAACTTGTCTTTTTGATTTTCGGCATCCCCGTTGTCATCCCCCTCACTATTCGCCCCGGTATCTTGTATATGCTTATCCATATTTCCTACTACATACACGCCGCAATGATTTTGCACAATAGGCATGCTGATGATTACTTGCAATACTACTTGCGGAGGCACATTTTGCTGACCAGGGATGATCATTTTGGAATCAATAATGTTTACTATTTCCGCAGCAAACATCCCATTCATCGGCACATGCACTAGCTGCCCCACGTGTATATTGCGTCCTGTTTGATCCATCGGCGGCATAATATATTACCTATCCTTCCCCTTTGACGTTTAGATATTTAAATATTCATGTCTTGCATGAGCATAATCAAATCATCCTGTGCAAGCTTAATATCTACAACCCGCACGTACAGCACTTGAGCTTTACGGCATTTGTGGCATCCACATAAACTACCATGGGTATTAGATGGCTGTATTTTAGCGGTATGTTTCGGCCAAAATCGCATATGTATATCAGCTATGGTAATATTCATGCTTACAAATCCACTTCCATCGCCGTGAGTTCTTTATCGACAGTGCCATTATCGGGATTTACATCGGCTTCGGTTAAACCGGCTGACTCAGCAGTGTAATTAAGTTCTTGGGTTTTTTGTTTACCGTCTGAAGGGTCGATGGCGATTTTGTTAATCGGAAGTTTGTGCTTCAAGCGTTCAAGATTGGGGTTGTCGATTTTGCGTGTACGCTGACGACCAAGCTTTACTGCTTCTTCGGTTACATTTTTGACGGGTGCTGTTACGATTTGCGGATGAGCTTTGGTGGGTTGAGGGCGGATATTGATTACATGCTCTGGATATGCTGGATTATCCAGCAATAGTTTTACTGTAATCACGGTACTTACTCTACCATAGCTCATGTACTCTTTAAGCATGCCATCCATAGACAGCATGCGTGCAATATCGGCTTGAATAATTTGCTGCAATTCGGTGCCGTTCAGCGGTTTGTTCGGTATTGTTTCAGCCATAAATTCACATCCCCTTGTGGTAAGAAATATTTGTCATTTGCAATTTACTTTTTTCGCAATGCGTTCACTTCTTCAAGAAACTCTTCATCCGTCAACCACGGATAGTCTAATTGATACTTAGCTATAATAGCCCATGTTATGCCATGACGTAAAGCTACTTTTATTCGGTCAGCATGAACGAACTTAACAGTATCTACAGGTATGTGTAATAATTCCCCTCTACTCCACTTCTGCCTCAGCCTAAACTTTACCCCACACTCCCACACCGCCCAACGCTTCATAATCCGCTTTTCGTCTAGGGACGACTTTCGAGCTTCGGTAGCCGAGTGCTTGTTTTGTGTGTTTGTAGCCGCCATACTTTTCATATACTTTGACTTCCTTCCCCCAAGGATATTTAGAACCAAAGCGTTTTACAAGATAATGATAATGCACTAATTCTTCATCGAATGCATGCTCCATAAGACGTATGCGCCGAATAGTTCTTACATTAGGTTCTAATTCACCTTTTTCAAGCCTTCTAAGCGTTACGTTCGGTACTCCTAGCACACGGGCGAATTTATTAGGCAAATATCGTATGGCGATACGAAGTTGGAATATGCGGACTTTCCAGGGTATGAGTATTTTGTCGTCCATAAATATCAACGTACTTTAAATATTACCCTTACCCATACGCACACTTGGCGGATATACAGACGGTCGTTGTGGCTGAAGCGGCTGATTGAACGTCAACTGACACAACCATAAATTTCCATGTATAAATATTTGCCACCGCTCAACCCATGTGAGTTTCCAACGACTAAGTACTGTACCGTCGTCGCATTTCACGGCTGGTAAAGGAAGATATTCGGGCTGATCTTTAGCAAAAATAACTTCTGGCACTCCAGCAATGACTGGCGAGATTGGTTTCATATAGCTATCCCTTCATCCTCACGCTTGGCGGAGGCTCGATACCGGACCTATTAACACGTTCTACTTCTATGTGAGTTTGTATTTTGACTCTTGCACGTTTGCGTGCTTTGACTTTTGCAGGTGCTATAAGTTTGCCGCTTCGTGGACGGTCATAATATGCACTATGGCACTTGCTACAGCTTTTTGGTACATCGCCTGCTACCTTAGTCCTCCACTCATGTCCGCAACGCATGCAGCGAAATTCATACCCGTTATCGGGATGCACATAATCCTTATGATGCGTTCGCTTGCATACTTCACAATTTATTAATTCATCTGGCTGCATAATAATTTCACACTTAAATATTTTCAGTGGGCATGGACTCACTCTACCCCCCGGTTGAGAAAGCCGAGCTTAAGTAAAGCAACCGACTTTCATATGAATCCATACCCACTGTTCCGCACATGCTACATACACTAACACATCCACTTATTTATTGTCAAGCTCTTTATTAAAGCTCAACCTGATTACTTCATCATCGGCATTTATATTAAAGCTAACTGACTGATTATCGGCTACCTTATTATTCGTCGGCGCAACTGGCTTAACCGGCACCGTGAACGCTACTATATTGCTGCCATTGCTGTATTCACGTATGTTATCCGGTGCACCATCATTATATGCAAAGCACTGTGCCTGACGATTGCCAGAAGTAATATTAAGTACCGTGCATGTTTTAGCTGCCGCCGCACCACAGTCATAAGTTTGTATGACCATATTGCTCATGTCCATAATTCGCATTTCAAACCCAGTCGGCATGGGCGTACCATAATCCCATATGAATGGCACATCAGCTGCATGGCTACATGCTACAAAACAAGCAATGAGTAATATCGGCAATAACCAGATAAGTTTCTTCATAAATTCATCCTTTCGTGTTAGCGGGCATATTAGCTTATGTGTATGTGTTTGTCAAGCTATTTATAGGATATTGCATTAGTGTATTTTAGTATTTATTTTTTTTAATGGTCATGGGGGAAATCAAGCTCTTGCATTCAGCTTAAAGCTATTTGCGACAACTCGACTACTAGCTAGGACAATAGACTAATACATACACATACAAGCATATAGCATATATAGGATATTGCATAGGCTTATGTAGGTATAGGATATTGCATATGTAGTTAGATGCTAATATATAATGATGTAGTTGATAATGTAAGCATTTGCCGACTTATGTAAACTAGATAATATATTTGTGTATGTGTAAGTGTATATATTGCAATGGTTTACAGCAATAGTGTAAAATATCCCGACAGTAGGTGTAAAATGTAAAGTGTTGATAATAAAGCAGTTATGGGCTAGGTGTCGGTAGAGTTTACATTATCATAAAGTGTTCAATATCGGACACTTATATGTAAGTGTATGTAGTAGCTGAGGTTAGATGCTAACAGACTAAAGTATATAAATTGGTATGAAAGTTGCATACATATATGGTACTATGACAAACCAAAACAGAGTAAAAAAAGACAATAACATAGATAATGAATTTGAACCTGTATCTGCTAATGGATTCCATCCACTAAGCGGATTGCTTAATAATGGCAGTGCGCCTACCTGTCCATCATGTAAGCATAAGAACGCTATGCTGTATGACAGAACTCACAATTATGAGTTAGTAGAATCTGTATATAAATGTAGAGATTGCGGGTTCTTAGTCATATATGATATCCATGGAAATAGAGTAGGCTAACATGTTAACTAACGCATACGCTACTCAGCCTACAAACCGACCAAACCACAAGCCCCAGCCATTACCACAAGCTATAGCCGGTTATGCGGTTTATCAACGTATCGGCTATAGCGCCCGGCGTGTTATGACTTACCACGGCTACGATGCTAAAGGCATGGCGGACAGGCTTGTGATTACGCTCAATCAGCACAATTGCCTACCTGGATATCATGCATTTTGTGAGGCGATATATGAATGATCTATGTAACTTATAAGCATGTAACTTATAACATACAGTGTCACTTATAAGAGTGTAATTTATACCTGACAAATGTAACTTATAAGAGTGTAATTTATAAATGACATTGACAAGTATAAATACCCTTGCATATGTGTCCTTTATAAATTACATGGTCTGTTAAAGGTTACTGTACAAAAAATTGACAGTTAACTGTAAACTTTATTGACAGTTACTAATTACCATAACTCAGCCAGCTATATGACGATATTATATAATAAAATAGTTGCTTTAGTAGTTGACTTATGGTAATTATAAGGCTATATTTAACGTATTAGCTTACTAATGTAGTATTTTGAAAGGTTGGGTTATGCAAACCGAAAACAAACTAAAATATATCCTGGATAGCTGGATAGTCACGAATACGTGCGATGCACCACTATATTATAGTGCTACTGGATATGGTAGTAAAATCCCGACTGATTATACAGTATTTGATGGCAAACGTAATCGTCGGGTGTATGCAATATGTTATAGCAATTGCGCGTCTCATTACGTGCTTGTAAAAGGCGAACAGTTGTTTATACAGGATTATCGATTTTAGTAATATCTTGCAACTAACTTTAACTTGCTTATGGAGGAATAGCATTATGCAAACCCAGAATGATATGCAAGCACAAGGTATTGATTACGGTAATGGTCTGACGAATATTGATAAATCAACCGGTATAAGGTTCGGTGTTATCAATGCTAATGAATTAGCATACTGGTATGATGAAAGCGAAGCGGACTATGGTAAGCCCAGCTGTCCGGAATGCGGCAACGAAGTTAAGACCGCAAAGGGAGAGTATTGCAGATATAAACATGCAAAATATGAGTGTGATGATTTTGTCTGCCATACTTGCAAGTATGTATTCGGAAGCGAATCCGCATATGCCGAAAGCCCAATAGCCAATACGTATGATAAGGATGGCTATATAGCTAGTCAATCCAGCGACGATTGCGATATTTTTGTTATTAAAAGCCTGTATTATACACGTGCTAAATTTTGCAGTCCGTGTGCGCCAGGAGCTTGTTATTTAATGGATGCATGTGATCATGGCGCTAAAGCTTATTGCTTTGGACATGATTGGTTTGAAAATAACATAGCACCCTACCCAGTCTATAGTATTGAAACCGATGAATTGATTGAACCTGGAAAGGATTAAGCTATAAGTAAGCTATAAGAATGTTTTGATAGCATAACAGGTAATAAGTAAGCTATTAGCTTCTAAGCTTTAATACCTGCAATGCTATTTAACCATTTTTAAGAAAGGATATAAAGCGTAGATATACATTATAACTGTGATTGAGTAACACCGACCCGGCGGCAACCGGGACGCGATCCCCGGCGCGAGACCGGCGGAAGAGAGATCTAAAATGGCTAAAATCAATAGTGTATCAGGGAGATTGCAAACACGATACAACTCATGGACAATAACTGAGGGCCATACGGCTACATTCACCCTAGACGATTTTGAATCGTGGTGGCTGGCAGCAAAAACTAGAGAGGATAAATTATCCCCCACTGATATGCAGGCATTGTACGACAACTTCCTATACCTAGCCGAGTCCGAGGAGCGCGAAATAACTCATACTGCCAGCGAGTTACGGAGCATTATCCGGTCCTGTGCCGACGAGTGGAATGCTCGTATTGATAGGGAGGCCAACAATTCGTAGCAAGGTTTGTTCTTGGGGTGATATTGTGGAACGTGGTAATTACGATTAGCATGATTAGGTGGTTTTTAAGGTAGTTTTAAGCAATTAGGCAATTAAGCCTAAACCATTTAAAATTGAAAGGACACAGGTATAAGTATATGACACGCGAAAAACATGTATATAAAACCGATGAAATAGCTCACCTATGGGCAAACCAGACTCAAAATGATGCAAGAAACCCACAAGGGAATCTGTTTTTTGAAGGCAATACGCTTTACAGCTATCGGCATAGTTGGAGGGTTGGAGTTATTGTAACAAATGATAATGGCAATAAGGCTGTAGTGATTAATAGTGATACTTATAGTGTTACTACATCTAAACATACAAGCGATGCAAGGTACGCAAGCCGGCATCATATGGTGCAATTTACTTTACCATTGGGCGATTACCAACCCAATTATAAAGAGGCTCAAGCATGCTTTAATGGGTGGTATCAAAAGCAAATTGGTTTATTGCTGGCTAAAGCGAAACGCGCACGTGAAAATAAGTCGCGTTTGGTGGCTCAAGCTGAAAACTTGAAAACGGAAGCTAATAGCTTTGCTAAGTTTTTCGGGCTTACTAGCAGAATCAAAGATGATCGCGGCATGAGTCAATTGTTGAAGGATGCTGAAGAACAATTAGCAAAGGACCGTGAAAAACGCAAAGAACGTGATAGGTTAGAACGGATTGCACAAGCTGCAAGGAATAAAGAATTACAGGATAATTTGATAGCTTGGAAAGCTGGGGAAAGTATCAATACATATCAGCTGCCACGTGAAGAATTTGCCAGCTTAAGAATTAAAAATGATAACATCGAAACTTCTATGGGCGCAGTAGTGCCGGTAAAGCATGCATTGATATTGTATCGGTTCATGCTCAAGCTTAAAACGGATGGGAAAACATGGCAAACTAACGGCCATACGTTCCATATAGGCATTTATAGCGTGAGCAAAATCGACGCTGATGGAACTTTGCATGCGGGCTGTCATGTTATCAGCTGGGCTGAGGTGGAACGTATTGGCAAGCTATTAGAAGCTTATTGGCAAGCTATTAGAAGCTAATGTAGTTTAAGCTGATAGCAGAACAAAGGCAACCATATGCTATTAATAGATTACTAGTTAAGGCACTTATGGTTGCCTTGATTGTACTATCAGAATATTGAATTAACTGTATTTAACTTTGTAGGATATAGTTATGTTTTACATTTGCACAAAGTACGGCGATCAATACCATGTTAATGACAAGGGTGAAATTATCCGATTAGATCAAAAGGACTTTAAACCAAGTGGTAGCTGGTTATTGCTTGGTTTAAGGCATACTACCTGCACACAGTCTTTTGTGCCATTTGATAAAATTAAGCATTGGCTAACAAGCAAGCCAGAACTGCTTTTCAAAAATGGCAATCCACAGTGGGCAATTGAAGACTTAGATTATGGTATTCGCCGTACTTGGGGCAATACAGAATACCATGGAATAGCAAGCATATGTTTTATTGACTAGCTATAAAGGGTTTTTATTGCTTTTAATGGTTAAATCTTGAAAGGAATAGGTAATATAGTTATGCCTGAAGACAAAAATGATTTTACTACAGCTATGCAAGCGCGGGAATATTATAACGTATATCGGCGATATTTCAAGCAACCTGGGCACAAGCGGCTGATATTAGCCCATGTCCATATTGATGAAGCCCAAGCCCATTGCAATAACCCGGAAACAAGCTCAAGCACCTGTACCACAAGCGGGTGTAAGTTGCGGACTAAACGCATGGGGCCATGGTTCGATAGCTATGAGAAGGAATAGGCGCTCATAAGTAGCCACAAGCGGAATAAACAAGGTTTACATTAAGGTGATTATACCTTAACAAGGAAGGATAGCCATGTATAAACGAGTAGATGAGTATAATATTAGTAAGTCGTCTGTATTGGCCTATTTTAAAGGCAATGACAAATCTGGCTACCATGTAAGCCCGCCGTGGTTGAGGCTATTTAAATATCCAGTAATACATGAGGCTGTAATCCGCGATGAAACCATCGTCGAAACTATTAACAGACTTAAAAAAGATATTGATAAAAGCATTTTGAAGTCGGAACCTAACCGTAAAGGCAAGAAGTATATTGGCGCATATATTGATAATTATGCTTGCGTATCGACGGATGGCTACAGAGCTTTGCTTGTAAGGCACGCGGACAAAACTAATATAGTTTGGACTATCTGCGAGCTTCCGGCAAGTAATACGGAATATGTAGCGTTGAATGATCCGACAATTATGGCAGGTATTCAAAGGCTTACTATAGTTACAAAAGATAATCCAACACCAGCTATAAAACTTGCCTGGAACCATAAAACACATAAGCTTGTATTATCCACGAGTAGCCATGATTTTGATTTTGAAGGTACTGAAACATACGACTATACGGGCAACACTTCCGGCGAAGTATGTTTGGCCCCGAAGTATCTGCTTTCGGTGCTGGGCAGTTGGCCGATACGCATGTACGTAAAAAGCCCGGTTGAGCCGGTAATATTTGGTATGAAGGGTGGGGAATTTTACTACGTGTTAATGCCTATACGGCCATAAAGGTATAATTTAGGTTAGCATTTTAAACGAAAGGATAAAGTATTATGTACGGTTATCGTGCTGTAGAGCTTATAGTAGGCAAAGAATACGGTATCGAGTTAGATGCTAATGTTATCAAACGAGGCTTAGCTAGCTGGCAGGAAGCTGAAGACTTAGCCGACATGCTTAATAAAGCGTATGCGAACGCACTTGAAACTATTAAAAGCAAAATAGCTGAGCTATAAAAAAGTAACATGGTATTAATTTCATATACCTGTATCTAAAGCTAGCTTAGAACAATAGTAGTTTGTAGATATATATAAAGTATAACCATATATATTGAAGCTGAACAACTTTTTTAATATATATCTATTTATTACTATTGTTCTAAGCTAGCTTTAGATACAGGTATATGAAATTAATACTTCTTGACTATTTTATAGTCCTTATGTTAAGTTATGTCTTTGGAGGTATTTAAGTATTATGTCACAACTACCGAAAGTCGGCGATAAGTGGGCATGCTTGGAAGTGATCGGCAGAGATAAGATCGAAAATGAAGAAAATGAATTAGGTTACGGGCGTTTTATTGCCTGCGTTGAATTGCAATGTGAATGCGGTAAGGTATTCCGTGTGCCGGGCTTTGGATGGAAGGGTAAAAATATTATGCGTGATTGTGGCTGCGGAACATATATAAATACAGCTAGGACAGTCGTATTCAGTGTTAATATCCGTCAAGACTATCGGGAAGCGATCGCGCGCATGGCTACAGACAATCAAATTAAAGAAAGCGAAGCCATGCGGATAATTATTGAGGCAGGCTTAGGCACGCTTGGGTATAGAAAGGAGCGCGTATGATACCGGAACTTCAGATCGGCATGAGTTGGAAGCATGTAAAGGTTATCAATAGTGGAAAGGAAACCCGCTATTGGGATAATGGAAATGGTATTGGATGGCATGAACCAGACCAAGAATACTTTGAAGCTCAATGTGATTGTGGCAAGGTATTCCGTATTTGGGCTGATGACTGGAAAGGTAAAAAGTACATACCCGATTGTGGTTGTGGTATTAGTTTAGCCGATGGTGAACATGTAGTAACAATGATATCAGCCAGCAATGCATGGCGGCAAAGCATGAAAAAATATGCAGCGGAAAACGGTATCAGCTTGAGCCGTGCGATTGTGGAATTGTCGGCAAACGCATTAAGAAAACATATTGAGGATAAAGCTAATGCTTAATATACCGGAATTGGTAAATTTGGTATTGGACTTAAAACTCGG